AGAATGTGGGGTATCCACAACATTATTTAATTCTGTATATCATAATTTTATTCCTGTATTTAAAGTGCAATTAGCTAAGGACTTTCATAAAGTTAAACCTAAATTTCCTTATATTGCTCAAATTAAATTTGATGGTGTTAGAGTAATTTGTGTATTTAGAAATGGTAAGCTAACATTATTTTCAAGAAATGGTAAAGCTATATATTTACCTACTTTTTGTTCTAAAAATTATAATATGTATATGAATGGTGTTTTAGATGGAGAAATAACTTTTAAAGATGGGTTACAAATTGATAGACCTGCTTTAGCAGGTAAAATTAATAGTGCTATACAAGGCTCTATTATTGATGATTCAGACCTTATTATTAATGTTTTTGATTACTTAGATTTAGAAGAATTTGAGTATACTTTTTGTTCAAAAATTTATGCTGAAAGGTATAAAAAAGCTACAGAATTCTTATCATTTTTAAAATCAAGTAAGTTTAAATTAGCAGAAACTTGGGAAGTTAGTGATATGAAAGAATTAAATAACTTATTTACAAACACTATTAATCAAGGCCAAGAAGGTTTAATGTTAAAGAAATGGGATAGTCCTTATAGCTTCAAAAGAAGCAATGCTTGGCTAAAACTAAAACCTGTATTAGATGCAGACTTAACTTGTGTTGATGTTATTGAAGGTGAAGGAAAATATAAAGGTATGGTTGGCGCATTAGCTTGTGAAGGTTTTGTTGATGATACTTTTGTTAAAGTTAAAGTAGGCTCTGGTTTAACTGATATGGATAGACAATTGCCATTTGACTATTATTTAAATAAAACTATAACGGTTAGGTATACACATATAATTATGAATGAGACAGGAGAATATAGTTTATTTGCTCCAAGATTTATAGAAGTTAGGTTTGATAAATAGGTATTGGCAAAAGGCTAATTTTAAATATGTATATAAATACCTTAGGCCTTATTAAACATTGCGATACGGATTGAAATATTCATTAACTGGAGGCATTATGCGACAAGAAAAGTATTATCAAAATAAGATAATAAACTATCTTAAAACTGCAGGGATATATCATTTTAAAGTTATTTCAGCTAATAAGAAAGGAATTCCTGATATAATAGGCTGCACTCCCGAAGGTAAATTTTTTGCTATTGAGGTTAAAGCTCAGAACTACTGTAAGCTTTCAGAGTTACAAAAAATAAACCTAGATAAGATAAAAGAAAGTAATGGTATAGCTTTTGTAGCTAATGGTGAGGAAGGTTTAGAAAAAGTATTAGACTTTATTAAGGATTTAACAGAGGGCTAATTGCCCTCTGCTACTCCACTATATCCTCTTTAAATAACTCTAACTTATCTCTTAATTTATAACCTATATAGCCTTTACGTCTTAACTCTGCCTTGATAATAGGACTATTCAAATCTTTAGGACTTAGCTTAGTATTTTCAAATATTACTTTTAGCTGTGCTTCAGAAGCAATTCTATCAGGATTTACAAAAATTTGCTTTGCTTTACCTGTAGGTTTTTCAGTAGTAAACCTAAGTATTTTACCTGTTTTTTCATCTATTTCTGCATATGCTTGCATTTTATTAATAGCATTTTTACTAGGTGTATTTACAACATTTTGTCTTAGCTTTAAAATACTATCTTCTAATATAGCCCAATCATCAGATACAACTAACTTTTTAATTTCAGAAGGAAGTTTTGCATCCATAGGATTTTCTAATATTTTACTAACTTTATGAATAAGAGATAAAGCACTACCTTTCTTAGTAGGCATCTTTCTTTTAATATAATCAAATACTCTATTGACAAGTTCAAATTTACTTCTAGCAACTAAGTCATCAGTAATATAAGTACTATTTTGCATATTAAATAAACCTCTTGAAGCTCTTGAAAGTGCCACATCATTTTTATATATTTTAGCCATCTCATTAATAACTGCTTTTAGCTCTTTACCTTCGGGAGTGCCTATTTTAACTGCATTAATATTTTCTGCTAATTTTTCAAAGTCAATTGCACTAAATCCTTCAATTTTTTTCATATTTTTTTCTAGATAATAGTCTATAATAGATTTTTCAACTATAGTTCTAGTATTAGCTGGAAGTCTTACCATTACATCGTTAAAAGTATTATCTAAGCTACTAGCATATTTAGATACAAGTCTTCTAACTGTTTGTTCGCTAATCCCTGGTTTATTTAAAGCTTTAAATAAAACATTATTCTCTAGCATTTTCATTTCAGCGTATTTTTGCTTGGCTATTTTCCAATTATTTAACCAAGCTCTAGCTTCATTTTCAGGTAAAATATTTTTAACTACTGTCGATATTTCACCATCAATATTTTTAAGGACACTATTAATTGCATCAAAGTCTCTTTTATCTTCAAGAATTTTACTATATTTAAAGTCATTAACTGCTTGTCTTAAATCTAACAAAGCTTCAAAACTTCTGTCTGTAGTTCTATTATTTATAACTTTAATATAGTTGAGAAATTGTTCAAGTTTAGTTGGGTCTTTAATATTCTTTTCTATGCTATCCAAAACTTGTGGCAAAGCAAGTTTTTTCATATCAAATTGATAAAGTTCAGGTGGCACAGATTTAATACCTTGTTGCTTCACAGAGCTATATAGTTCTTTAACTAAGGTTCTATAATTAGTAAGGTCTTTTATTACTACATCTCCTATTTGTTCTGGTAAACTGTTATTAACTAATAATTTTAAATCCTTAGCTCTTTTGTCTATATTAGAAGCTAATTCAATAGTAAATAAGTTTTTTCTAGCTGCGGGTCTTACTATAGCCTCACCGCCTGGCATTGTAGTTATTACACTTTCTATAGCCTTATCAGGGTCTAGCTTTCCATTTTGCACAAATTTAGCTACAGGGTCATTCTTAGTTTGCTGTGCTATAGTTAAAGCGGCTTCTTCTAATTGGTCATCAGTTAGGTTAAGAATATCTTTTAAGGCTTTTAAAGCTTTATTAGCTTCATTACCTGTATTATATTTAATAGTCTTAACTAAATCTGACGTTGTTTTAATTGTTTTAGCTGTTAGTTTGTATGCTGCACTACCTAATACAGTAAATGCTACATCTAAAGCACCTGAGTCTTTAGCATTATCTAATGCTTCAATATAGTCTATTTTAGTTTTTGTATCCATTGAAGCTTTTAAATAGTCTACTAAATAACCCACTCCGGCACCAGCTGCAGCCCCGAATAGCATTCCAAATCCAAATGGGGCTCCAACCCTAGCCCCTATTGCAGCACCAGTTATAGCTCCACTAGTTTCACCCAATGAATTAATTATACTATCTAGTATAGATTCATCAAGTGGTTGCATAGCTTGTGTCCAGCCATCACCCATAGTTTTCTTTAAATCTTCTACAGACTGTCCAGTTAGATTTATATATAAATCACCACTTTCTGAATCAACAAATACCTCGTAACCTTGTTCTTGTAATATTTTACCTATTTCAGTATTAGCTTTAAATTTAGTCTTAGCTAATTCAATCTTATCATAAATTAAAGGTGCAAAGAAAGACTCCTCTAGTATGGAAAATTTCTTTCTTTTTAGCTTAGAATATGTTTCTTTAGCTTTATATAATTGCTGAGCTAAAATATCTTCATAATTAGAAGTTGTTACTGTATCAAACTTATTGTCTATAAAGTTTTGTTCTAGTTGTTCTGGTGTTTGAAACTTAAGCTCATTCACATTAAAATCAAGTTTTTTAAACTTAGTTTTAGCTTCGTTTAAATCTATACCATAAGCTTCCTTAAAAAACTTATCTATCTCTTCCTTAGTATAACCTTGCTCTAATAATTCAGGAACTTTATTGACAGCTTCTTGTAATGGTATAGCATCAGCAGCTTCTGCATTATCTGCTAATGCTGCTGTAAGTCCAGTACCAGTCACCATAGCAACTAATGGTTTGTATAGTTTTATATCTACATCTTTAGGAAAATACAACCTAGCTACCAATGGGTCTCCATTTAGTAAAGTATTAGTTTCAATCTTTACATCTGTTCCCATTTGTTTAGCTATACCTTTTAGATATTTATATACTGCATCTTGGTACCATTTATCTACTTTTTCAACTTTACCTGTATTTATACTTGGGTATGCTCTAGGTTGCACATCTTTTGAGTCTAAAATAACCTCAAATATATTATGTCCAGTTTTAGCTGCATTAGATAAGTTATAATTTAATTCATATTTCCACCAGTCATCTATTAGAGGTACTTTACCCTTAGTATTTTTCATAAATTTATCTGTATATTCTATGCGGGTACTTGTATATCTACCTAAAGCATCCACAAAAGCATCTTTGTCTTTAACACTTTTATCAACAAAATTTTCAATAAAATAATTTTTAAATTTTCCAAACAATTCTCTCTGATTACCTACAGTAAATTTAGTATCTAATGGATTGTCAAAGCTTAAATCCACAAATTTTTGTCGTGTAGGTGTATAAATATTATCTTTAGTAAAAGATACAGATAAAAAATTTAACACTTTAGTTTTATCAGAATCAGTTAATTCATTATAAGTTTTACCTATAGTATTTTTTAAGAATTGATTGGCATCATCTGACTTAGTTAAAAAATCATCTGCAATTTCTAGGAACTTTTTATTTTCTTTACCTGTATAATTAAGAATAGATTTTCCTACAAAACGCTTAGGTAAGTCTTCTATAGGCACTGCATTTTTTATACTCTGAGCAGCATCATATTGTATTTCTTGTAATGAATATATTTTACCTTGTGGTGTTTGTAGGTTATAAATATATCTAGAATGAGGACCAAAGTTTTCAACATTATTAATTCTTAAAAAACTCCAATGTGGATTATAAGTAGGAAATCTACTATCTGCTATAACATCCTCATTATAATTAAAGTCTAAATTAGCAGATTCTTTAGGAACATTTGCATATTTCATATAGTCTTTATCAAGTGAATTTATTCTCTCAATATCTAAATTATTTTCAAGATAATTTTTAAGCCCTTTAATATCAACTCGCTGTGAATCTCCTATAAATTTTTGCATTGGTTTATAAATAGGGTCATCTACTTTAACACCCCTATTTTTTAAACCTTTAAGTAATGATTCTTTTTTAATTGTTTTAATTTCTGGGTTTTTAGCTATAAAGTTATCTATAGCCTCAATAAGTTTTGATACAAGTTTTACTTCTGCCATTTACTAACCCTCCCTATTTGGCTGTGATGCTAATTGACTAACATCTTGAGCCATCATTTGAGCTTGCTGTTCTAACTGTGGACTTCCGCCTAACGCAGCTGAAACTTGGCTTAAAATTTCTGCTACTTCACCAGAATTTTTAAGTTTAATATTTTTAACTGTAAGTGAAGCAATTTTAAAATATTGCGCAGGTGCTATTTGCATTAATAGTTGTCCTACAGGACCACCTAATAATGTTTCAAGCATTTGCCTATTCTGTTCATTAGTATCATTATAAGCAACAGATTGCACTTCTACATCAAAATCAGTAAAATAAATATCTGAGCCTTTCTCTGTAACAGGAACCATTATATAATTACCTTCCTCATCAATTAAAGGCTCACCTGTGTCAGGATTTAATGCCTCGACAAATACAGGGATTTGCTCAGGAGTTCCATCTGGCAGTATTCTACCTGTATACCTCATTAATGGTTTATTAATTTCTAACCATCTACTAACTATATCATCATCGTTAAGATTTATTATTTGATGAGCTGTAAAATACTGTTGAATTAAATTAGCTATATCCATCCCAAGTAATTTGTAAAATTTTTCTATTTTAACTGAAGCAAATCTTAAAGCTAATATAGTTGCATTTTGTTGTAGCTGGACTTTTTTACCACTATCAGAAGCATATGCCATACCAAGAAAGCTATCATTAATACCTAATATTTTTTGTATCCTATCTAAAGCATTATTAATAATTAGGTATTGTTGCTGGATATCTGGAGATATATTTTCTATCTTAATACCATTTAAGTCATTTACAGGTATTACACCACTAACTCTATTAAAAGCTGCAGTGAACTCGGCTAAATTATCTACAGCCCCATGCTGAACAAGAGCTTTTTGAGTATTAACTAGTAGTTGTATTTTTAATAAAGCTTGATTTATAGCTTTTTGTGGTTCAATAACTTCCCTCATTATGCCATAGTACTCTTCTTTATCACTCTTATGAAGTTTTAAAATTCTATAAGGAAACCTTACTTTTTTAAATGTTACTTTTTTCTTTTCTAGTATAGTATCACCACTCCAATAAATTGACCATACTTCGTCTTTATCATCAACTATTATGGAGTGGACTATTAAGTAATTATCATGTAGCTTATAGTAACCTGCAAAAGCATTGTCATATTTATAGCTTAACTCAGCTTCCTCTACATTTAAGAAGTTATAATTCGCTTCTAACTCATCTACCTTTCTCTTACCAAATAGTTTTATAACTTGTTCTTTATTTAACCACCTAAATCTATGAATAAACCTTGCATCAGAGTAGTCTTCTTTGCGACTCATAGGGTCTAAAACTAATTCATAATCTGGCACATATTCTAGTTCTATATCATAGATAGGCCTGCCAAACTCATCTCTTCTGCCACTATCTACTACATCTATGTAGGCCGAAAATAACCCTGAAAACAACCCACCTAATTTTATATCATCTCCTACACTGTCCATATTATTCTTGCGCAATACATAGTTAACTAAATTATTTAGTATTTCTGTTATTGCTACATCTTGTTGTTGTATTGGTATAAACTTAATTGTGTTTATAACAGTTGAATAGTAACCAATAAGCATTCTACCAAACATTTTAAACACATTAAACGTTTCTTTAGGCTGACCTCTATTTGCTAATACTGAAAGCTGTTCCTGTGTATAGTGTCTATTATGAAATAAATCCCAAACTTCCATTGCTTCCTTTCTGGAATCTTCATAAATCTCATAGCCTATCTTAAACGTATCTTTTAAATCTTCTATAGCTGCTTTCATATTTTAGCCCCTAGTTTTGTATATAAAAAGGATTTTTCTTTTTTGATTCAGCAGGAGTATCAGTAGGAGTATCAACATTAATAGCATCAGGTGATACAAGTCTAGGCGTTTCCGGTTTCGCGCCTGCTTTAGTACCATATTTTTTAGCTAAATTATTAAGTCTATCTATAATACTACTAATATCACTTACTTTACCACCAAATAAAGGAATAGTAATATATGGGTCATTAGTATCAATTACAGATTGTAATTGCCCATGTATTTGCTTATACATATTCGCTAAGCCTTTAAATATAACCTCAGGTCTTTGGTTTAGATTAGCAAAAGCATCTTCAAAGGACTTAATTTCTGCTTCTGTTAAAGCAGAGCCAAATAAAGCATGTCTTAAAGTAGACTTAATTAAATTATAAGCTAATACAGATTCAGCACTATCAGGGTCTACACCTAAATATTTCTTAATATCAAATACTTTTTTATCTATAGGTCCTAATTGGTCTGGTGTTAGCTTAGATGCAGAGTCAGCAAGGCTTACCATTTTGTTTACACTTTCTATTATTTTCTTATCTTGTGAGTCTAGCTTAATACCTTTAGTCCACATATAGTCAAATACTTTACCTTTTTGCTCAGGTGTTAATGCTTTAGGTTCTATCCCATTTAAACCTTTATTTTTACCCCAAGACTCTATTTCTCTTTGATATGCTTCAATATCTCTTTTTTTAAGCTCATATACAGAAGGCTGATATGTTTTAGAAGTAGCATTTGTTAAAAACTTAAAAGCATCAACCATATAATTAAATTGACTATCTGCTACAAAACGCTTAGCACCTATTATAGTAGCAATTTCTGGGTATAACACTACATCTTCTTTTCCATCTAAAAATTCAGAAATACCTACCAATTTATTTAATGTTTTAGCATTTTGTATAGCTATATCTTTAAAATTATTAAAATCTTTTATTTGTTCTTTGTCTATTCCTGCTTGTGTTAAATACCCAGCTACTAAAGGACTCTCTAAAAATCTTTCGTGTATAGTTCTTAAATATTGCTCAGCCTTAGGGTCTACAGGATTAAAAGGTCTTATCTTTTTGAATTCAAATAAATTTTTAGTATATTCAGGTAGAGCATTTATATACCTTGGGTCACCAGCTTCAACTGATTTAATTAGTGCATCTGCTGTAGTTTGAGCTGCTACGTGATGCCATAATGTTTTATATTTATTATTTTCAAGCTTTAGTGTTTCTAAATCAGCATTAAGCTTTTCAATTTCTAACTGCTGTTTATTTTTAAGTAATTCACCAGGAACCCATTTACCTGAGTCATCTTTAACATAACCAGCCCCTAATAGTTCAGCTTCTATTCTCTTATTTTGTGCTTCAACTTCTTGTCTTTTTAAATCTAAATATTGGTTTTGGATATCAATCTGCTTTTTAGTTAAAGCTAATTGTATACCTTGAGCTACACCTTCACCAAAACCCATAGCTATCTCCTCTTATTTTAACATAGTATAAGTTCCACCAATAGCAGCGCCTTGAAGAATACTATTAATAACACCTTGGCTACCTTGCCATAGTGTATTAGCATATTGGCTATTAACTCCTGCTAATGTTCCGGTGGCATTAACTGCTGTTTGTCCGGCCATATTTACTTGGCCTAACATTAAAGCACCTTGACCTAAACCTAATCCTAAGAAACCCATTTGTTTTGCTCTTACTTCATCTTCAGCAGTAGCTCTAGCTATAGCTCTTTGTTGGGCTCCTGCTACTTCTAGTGAGGTTAAAGCTTTTTCTGCAATAGAGCTCTTGTCTAAACCTTTTTGAGCTAATGTAACTTCTATATTCTCCTTAGCTTTAGCTAATTCTTCATTTATAGACTGTATTTTAGGTGCTATTACATCATCAGGTTCAAGAGAGTTAAAATAATCACCTAATATTTCCTGTAAATCACCAAATATAGCTTTCCAGTCATTATATTGTTCTTTCATAAACGCTACTTGCTCAGCTGATAGAGCTACGCCTGCTTTAGCAGCATCTGCAGCAGTTTTTTGGGCTTTTGCCGCACCTGAATAGTCTGTTAGACCAACAGTGTCTGTTACAGTTCTAACAACTCCCCTCACAGGTTTTGTTACTTTTTTAACAATTCCACCCATTATTTACCTCCACGAGTTTTTGTATTAGTATTTTCAAAAGCTTCAGTTAAATTAGACTTCTTTATTTTATGTTCTTTAGGTTCTACTTTTTCTATCATCTATACCTCTGCTTCATAATGTATAGCTATTATTTTACCTTTATATCTAGATATAATATTTTGGCCTTCTTTAGTGGCACTTTCAGCCCTCCACTTTTTAAACCCTGCTTGTCTTATTATATCAATTCCAGTATCTATTAAATCCTTAGCTTTAAATCTGTATTTAGGTTCTATATATAGACCTGACCAAAAGAATACTTCTGAGTCTAATGGATGGCCTATAAAAAAACCTACTAGTTCATTTTCTTTATATAAACCAAGTACTATACTTCCTACCTTACTAATAAATTGCAAACATTCTTTCTCTATTTGTGCTGGTAAAAGCCCATAGTTTATATTTTCGTGCATTTTCTTATATAAATCTATTAATTTATCTAAATCCTCTTCTTTAATATAATATATGCTAAATTTTGACATTTTACATATCCTTTTTAATTTAATACATTATGCGTGTGAATCTATACCTAATTTATCAGTGCAAACCCAAAGTAATAAGGATTTAAAATAAGCGTTACCATTAAGAGTATCATTAGCATTATTTGCATTCCTGCTAATTCTAATATCTATTTGCACATCTGTATCAACTATTGCAGAACCGCTTATAGCCTCAAAAGTAGAAGTTTGTAATAAAGTTCCTGAACTATAAGTATATTTAGTTCCAGTAGAGGCTATAGTAGTCCACCCTGGTATAGCTTTTCCAGGATGATATATTCTATAAGTTATATTCCAAACAACATTGCCAGAAACTTCTTGAATCCAATATAATTCTGGCTTAATATCTGTGCCTAATTTGTAACCTCTTGGAATTTGTACTGACATATAAATAGTATAATCATCAGATAAATTCGCATCATTTGTAAAAGATATAGCATGCCTATCATAATCATAAACAGCACTTTTAGTAATAGGCGAACCAGGAGTAATATTTAATTCTACATCATTTGCTGCAAAAGCCATAGATTCATACACATTTATAATTCTATTTTGTAAATCTAATATATCAGCAGCAGCTGTTTTAAGTTCTGAGTCTAATAATATATCAGCAATTTTTAGTGAAGTTGCAGAGTCTAAATAATAAGTATTCTTAGGAGTTTTATATGAACCATCTACTTCTAATCCAGCACCTTTAATAATATTTAATATTAAAGCTTTGTTCTCGTCTATTAAATCTTTTAAAGTTTTAGACTCACTATTTGTAATCATATTTGTAAGAATATTAGCTAATACTCTTTTAATTTCTGTCTCATTTTTAATGTTAAATGGTATTTGTATTTTATCTGCCATTTGCTCTCCCCGCTACTTTAAACTCTATTTCATATATAACACCAGTACCTATGCATTCAATTTCAAAATAATAGCCTTCTTGTAAATCTGTAGGAATTTTAACTTCGTTTGTTTTAATATTCTGAGCACTTATAGTATATGAATTAACTAAATTACCATCGATATAAATATTTACGGTAAAATCCCCTTTATAGCTAATATATACAACTTTATATTGCTTTAGCATAGAAATAAAACCTTCAGTTAAAGCCGGGGATTTATATTGTAATTGAAGCTCATTACCAGTATACCATTCATAAATATAGCCATTATAATAAGAATAAAGCTTATTCTCTGATTTATGTAAATATTCTGAATTAATACTATATTCCCTAATATTAAACCCTAATTCTTTTAGTCTAAAATCAATAACAATTATACCATTAGAATGTTGTAAAAAATATTGCTCATCATAAACTTCAGCATTTATAGGTGTTATAGCTAATTTACCTAATTTATTTTTAGTTAATACAATAATTTCACCACCATTAGAAGCACAAATACCATCTTCTGACATCCATAATAATGTATTATTAGTATATTTTATGGTATTATGCTCAATACAACCATAAGCACCATTTAATAAATATCTATACATATTCTCAGGAGTAGTTCCAACTAATATATAAGTTTCATATTTAGTAAATATAAGTAATCCATTAGCTGTTGGGCCTATACCTGTAATTATATCATCAAATATTATATAATTAGGCCAATAATTAGGATAAGCAGGTTTAGTAAAATATAACGTATTACCTTCAGCACCAAATAGCATAGTTAGATATTTAGTAATATACTTTAAATTTGCTGGTGGAGTATCGTTATCCCAAGAAGTTAATATATCTCCTTCTATATTAATTTCTGATACATCATCAGTCCAAGAAGTAACACCACTAGTCCAAGTTAATGACTTAATATCAAGCGTTTTAACTAATGAGTAATCAGTTAAATGCCCACCTAATCTATATACTTTTATATGTGTAATTTGTGGGTCTATAGGTTGCTTTATATTACCTATAATAATTGCCGCTGTACCAGAACCTGCTAAGTTTAGTTCAGCTGATGGCGAAGGTTTAGACTCAGTACCATCATTAATATTATAATAAGTGTATACATAATCATATACATAACCTTTTTCTATATTTGAACCAGTAGTCTCTGTTAAAGTAGGCGCAGCATCTGGAGGTTCAATACCAATAAAATTTTCTTGCCCTCTAGAATATTTTTTAGGCTTTTGTCCTTCCTCAGTATAGTATAGAACTTCATTGTATTCAGTATAATTTCTATAATTATTACTTGATAGCCAAGTATTTTCAAAATAATAGATATATTTGTTAGCAGAAATATTAGTATTAGTTAAATCTTTAGTAGATTCTATAACTCCTCTGTCTATTTCAGCATTAACTAATATTTGTGCCTCATTAGGTTGTAATAAATGAGGAGCTAACTTTTTATTTAAACCTTGAAAACAGTTATTTACTAACATACTCCTCTCCTTTAATATACCCAAATAACTTTTTGTGGTTTATATTTGTCAATATCACAATGTATAAAATCTTTAGCTATACCTATCCTATTAAATCCTGCCAAATCAAGTGCAAAAAGTATTTTATATCTTTCCGCTGAAGATGTGCATTTAATATCAACAGCAATTCCCTTTAAATGAGAGCTATTAGGGCTCCCACCAACTTCTTTATTATGTTTTTCACACCTGTAGCCTGATGTAATTATAAAAGGAATTCTTGCTAATCTTCTTGCATCATCTAATTTTTTTACAAATTGTGGGTCTATTTCATTTTTACCACAACAAGAGCAAGCAAATTCTTCTATCTTAAAGTAATCGAACATACTATTCTCCTATATTATTTTTAATACTTGTAAAATTACATATGTTACTATACTTATAATTATACCAGCTAAAGCCTTATCTCTGTTTCGTATCAAATCCTTTATTTCATGTACCTCTTCTTTCAAGTTTTTAATAGTAAGACTATGAACAGGGCATTGTGCGAACTGTTTATTTGTTTCTGTTTGGATAGTATTATATTTTACATATAAGTCGTGCACATCTTGTTGTAGCCTTTCTTGATGAGTAAGAACAGCTGCAAAATTCTTATTTATCTCTTTTAATTCTCCCATAGTTTGTGCAAGTGCTTTTTGTGTTTCTGTTATTATCTTTATATCTGCCTTTACTTCTGCCATTTCCATTAGCATTTTATTCTTAAAGTCTAAAAACTCTTTCTCCATACCACCTCCTACCTAACTTTTTTCTTATTGACAGCCTATTTCTTTTTAGTTAACACATCAGCTAACCCTGTTCTTGTTATAAGTTTCTCACCAAACCAAAAACCAAGTACCATTAATATAGCTGGCTTTAATACTAACATTTGTTCTTCAGTAAATATTTCAGGATGCAACCATCCGTAAATATATGCTCCTGAAATAGCATAAGTAAGTACAGGTCTGACACTACTTCTAATATATTGTATTGGTTTAGGTATATCAGATAGTTTACCCTCATAATCCAACATAAATTGTCTAAAATTTTTATCTTTTTCCATATTGAGTTTCATTTCTTCAAACATAAGTAATTTAAATTTTATTTTAAGTTCTTCTTTTTCTTTTTCATCTAATTTATTAGGAACAACCTTATCAATAACTTTTTCACCAATATTAAATAAAGAAGTGATTAAATTCAATAACATAACTTCCCCCTTATGGTAAAAACTGACCTAAATTTACTTGAACTGGGGTATAGCAGTTAATAGTAGATGAAGATGTAACCCCATTTTGCTCATTATACCCCCAAGCCCATAAATTCTATTTAGTAAATAAAGGTAAACTATGGGTTACTCTAGTGGGACTCTAGTAACCCATAGTCAAGATTATTTGTTCTTATAGACTCCATCTAGCATTATAGGATTATAGTTCTCTGGGTTTGCAATAATAGAGTCTTTGTGTTCCTCAAGGAATTCCAAGGTTTTATCATTAAAGACAGCCTCGTGATATACATACATATCATAGGTATCACCTTGTTTTTGCTCGGAGTACTCTTTTGCATAGTCTTGTTGCTCATGAGTCTTTGTAGGTATTCACTTTTGGTTTCCACTGGTTTTCTCTTCAGGGTACTCTTAGATGGCATATATTAAGCCTCCTTAAATTAATTATATTAAAGCTATATATTTTGAATTTAAAAAATCCAAAAGTTCAAGCTGTGTATCAAATTCAAAAATTTCTAAATCATTTATACGAAAATCCGAAGAAGTACCAGAATGATCAAATACATATAAATTCAAAACTTCTGAAATATCATTTAAACCAAACATTACTACTGAAATCCATTGATTATAAGGTTTTGTAAGCTCTATAGTGCCACGAGTTCTCTTGGTTGAATCATATCTTCCTAATAACTGTAATTGTATATTACCTGAAAGTAATTTTATATTCATTAAAGTCAATAAATATTTATTTATAGTTGTAGTTGCAAGATTGAATAAACCTTTTCCTGGTCCTGAGGGTATAGTAAATTGACTAGAATATGTATGATTTAAGCTATCTTCAACTTGAGTAGATGAAAGATTGTCCCACGATATACTTGTCGAATCATCAAAAAGTTTGCTATACTTTAAATTTTCAGAAAAACTATGCACAAGTTTATCTCTTGGTGGTTGTTTGAGTACTATTGTTGTTTTATTATGATCAAAATATGCGAGAGAATCTACTATAATTTTATCACCTTGACTTTGGGTAACAAAACTATTTGTATTTTCTAGTTTACTATTTTCTAAGTTAAGTTGCCTCCAAAAATCAATCCAACAATCTTCTGCTTTTGCATAACTATCTACTAAATGTACATCAAAAAGTGCTGTATTATAAAACAATATTTGCTGAGAATTTTCAATATATATGTTGGTTGGGGCATAAGATATACCATCAATTATAACATTATCTGCCTCTCCATTTCTTTCAAAATAAGTTGATTCAATTGAAGTTCCACACATTTTGCCAAATCCCTGATCTTTAATAAATAAACCAAAGCCAGGATTTGAAGCAATTGAACAATCCCTAATAGAGATTTGTGCGCCATGTCCTAAATAAAATATAGAAGCTAAATTGGCATGCTCCAAATCACAAGAAACAAATAAATCTGTGCCATTGTGTATGCTTGGATCACTTTGTGCATACCAATTAAAATTAGTATTATAGAATCTACAATTTAAAATTACATTTCCTATATTTCCTTTGGATTTAAACACCGCTTTATCAAAATAATCAAAAGCAATAGTATTATAAAATATTCGCCCTGCCATATAAGTACTAAAATTTATACCATTGTTATTTAATTCTGGATTGCCAATAAGATGCAAATTGCTGATTGTTCTAAAAAACCATGATAAATTTCCACCTATTGTAATCAAATCCGTTCCAGGAATCGTGTTTTTCAAAATGGTGCTCCATCCAGCCCCATGAATATTATTATATGTATCCCAAATGAGCCCACTAACAATATATGTCCCTGCTGGAATGAATATATCCTTTCCTGTATTCAAAGCTGCTTGAATAGCTTGCGTATCATCAGTTACCCCATCTCCTACTGCTCCGAAATCTTTTACATTTACAGCATTACTATAAATTCTCTTCCAGCAACCACTCCCAGTCCCAGCAGTAAACCATGTAGATTGTTGTGTTGTATTGCTCCAATCGGTTGGAAATGCAATATTAGGGTCTATGATAGTACCACCATTATGATTAGCTTTATCTTCATTAGCGTCCCAATAGAAGTAGCCTCCGCCACCATCTCCTGGTTCATGATAACCAAGAACATTAACATTACAACCAATTCCATCAATATTTGCAGTTTTTAAAACTAATTCTTTTATAGTATCAACTGTGACAACAGATTTTACAGCCTTACTTAAATCAATTGCCCCATTCCCATCAAAGATAGGAAATAACCCAGCATCTATTGCACAATCAAGCGTTAATGTACATCCAGAGTTTACTGTTAATTTACCGCCTTTATAAAACTTAAGCATTACATTTTCTGGTACTGTTATATCTTCATCAATAATTATATTATCAACTACTATTATAGTTCCTTCTGATGAAGATAATTTAGATATAGCACTCTTAAGTTGCTCTTTAGTTTTAACAACAAGACCTTGTTTTTCAAACTCGTGAACTATATACTCGTTGTTATTATCATCAACTATTGCTAACTGTGTAGATTTTAATTTTGATTTAAACATTTATTTTCCTCCTAATTTTATATTAAAGTGCCACCTACTACCATAAACACACCTGAGCCTTCTATGGTCAATTCCCCATTTTCACCAATAACATATCTTTCAGGGACAACACACCCATAGTCATCTTCAACTTTAAAAGGTTGATTTAACGTAAGTTTAGTAGGATATGGCAAGCTAGATGATAAATAATTTATACCACTAATTTTGATAAATCTTCCTTTATTATCATTAGGAACTAATATAGTATTATATACTAAATCTTCAGGGGCAGTAGAATTCCTATCATACCTATAGATATAGATATCATCAGTTTCTCTTACTATAAATAATGAATCAGCATCAACAGTATCAGTATCAATAGCTTTTAGCTCTGTAAATGTATTAATATAAGCAACTCCTTTAATATTAGCAGCATTTATTTGGGTATAATCTTTTTGACCCGTATTTCTTATTTGACTTTCTTTTTGAAATCCTATAGTTAAGTCTTCTTTAGTTACTGGAACTCTAGTGACTTTCATAAGCCCTCCTTAAAAATCGAATACTGTATTATAAATAGGCCTATATTGTTGCCCTAATGTATTATCCAAGCTAGATAATTTAGCTATATAACTAAGTTCATTTATATAATATTTGAACTCTATTTCGCTAAGATTAAGATTAGCTGAATCCATATCATCTTTCCAAGCTTGAGAAAGAACATAGTGTCTTATAGCTTTATTATAAACTTCTGGAATATCTAGTTTATCCGCTGTAGTTATTATTTTATCTGGATAAGCATAGTAAAAAATTAATAGATTAGGTAAAACTAATTTAATAGAATCTATTAATCCATTTCCATCGTCATCAACTTCTAAAGAATCAAATACTGCCCATAATCCAGTACTATCTTGCACTGCAAAACAAGTACCAACACTTTCTATACCAACTCCAGGGGTAATTTCAAATTGTTTTATTGAATTAGAAACTTCAAAATTTATGCGCACTGTATTATTTTGCTTATCATATATAATTGAATCAGGAATTGCTTTTAAACTGTATTCTGCAAAAGAATAAAAATCTACAGGTTTTCCATCTAAAAAAGCTCTATGTATCATAAAGCAATTATCAGGTAAATCATAAACTAATTTATTTTCAACTAATGTAAGGTTAATATATTTTCTTAAGTATCTTGTTCTTAAAGCAATATCTCTTGCTGCTTCGTTTATTAAAAGTATTAATCTATCATTAGACCAGCGTTTTTCTTGTAAATCATGTAAAGATGACCTTATTTCTAAAAGCAAATCAGAAGCTAATAGCATCATACTCTCCTATAAAGAAGAGGTCCTATTAAAGGACCCCTAAATTAATAAGGAATTGCAGTGTATTCGCCAGTAGTTTTGTTGTATTCTATGTACTCGACAATTACTGTAAATTCACCTTGAGTTATAGTTTTAGATGGAGTGACTATTACAGTTTTACCAGAACCTGTAACTACGTCTGCAGTTCCATTAGCAACTCCAAGGCTATCTAAAGCAATAGCACTTCCAAGCTCACTACCAGTACCACCATCAAATCCTATATTCATAGTAGCAGTAGCATCACCTGCTACTCTTACATATAATTTTGTATTTATTATAACAGCATCTTCTGGCAGATCAAACAATTTGTATGCCTCAGCGGCTGTTATAAGGCTTCCACCAGTAAGAGTTGCCGCAGCTACGCCGACAGACTTTTTCTGATTAAATTTACCTTCTCTTCTTAAATCAGCCATTTATAACCTCCTTATTAAATAGTAACGTCAACAGCAACAACGCCCCAGTCAATACCAGTAACTTTGGCTTCTGCGTAGTCACCATTTTCGTCAAGAAGTCTAGTCTTCTTAGTTGCCATCCATACTTCAAGTGCAGACTCAGACTTAATACCGAAGTCAGTAGACTCTTGGAACCTATAATCAGGCATTTTACCCATAGCAAGAAGCCCTGCAGCTTGACCTAGCAATAGTCCTCTAGACTTAAGGGTAGAACCATAGTCAAAACCTTCTTGCCCTGTCCAAGCCTTATTAGTAACATCATATTGTCTAAGTCCAGCAATATCTATATCAGAATCACCTATATCAAAAGGAGTTGTTGAGGTATAAGTTTTTCCAAAGAACATAGGAGCTTCAACAATAAGGAGGTTACCTAATTTACCGATTACACCCTGAATTGCTCTGTTGTTATTACCTCTAACATCAGCATTAATAACAAGTGTCTGATAACCAGAATCTTGCTTAAGTTTAGCCGCCATAGCAGAATCTACTACAAACAACCAAATAGGTCTACCATCATCAAGCATAAAAGGCTCAATAGGTCTTCTTACTCCACCTGTGTCAAATCCTCTACCAGTTTTAAGAGTCTTTTCAATATCAAGCAAATCACCATAAGTAAATGTTGACAAGCTAATAACATGAGTTGCAGAATTATCAGTTATACCACTAAGAGTATCAAAAATAGCCTGGTCCTTAAATCTTACGAATAAGTCACCAAGTTTCCTTCTTGAATCAGCATGCTCATTAATAGATAAATCACCAATATCTTTACCATCGAACTTATCACCATTATCAACAACTAAACGATACCTTGATACTGTAAGCTTGTCAGAAAATTTCTTTTTCTGCTCACCTTTACCAAATGCAGTTTCTTTTCCTTTTACAGGTTTTTGAGACAAATTACCGTCAAAATCAAATACAACAGTATGACCATCTGCCGCATTTTCATTATTTGTTTGATAAATTATATAATCTTTTGAAAGACCAGTGAAAGGGGACCAGAAAGACTTAGAAGCAGCCTGAAGGAGCCCTTCCCTAATCCACTTTTTACGTCTTAAGTCGCTAGTTAAACTAATTGTAGACATTTATTACCTCCTAGTATATTTCTTGCCTATAAGATTGAATTATATCAGCATCAATTGCATTTTTAGATGGCTTATGAGAGCCACCAACCTTACCTATGTTAGTAATTCCAGGAGCCTCTTCAGTTTTGATAACCTTATTGGCCCTAAGATAATTAGCTACTTCAGTTAGAAATTGTTCAAATGTTATTTCACCTTGTTCTAATTTCTTAGTAATACGAGGTGGAATATCGTTTTGAATAACTTCGTCATTAATAATAACATCAGGATTTGCTTCCTGAAATTGCTGCAAATATATTTGGCGTTGAGCTATAATATTTGCTTTCTTTGCTTCCTCAGTCACCTGGTTAAGCTGCTCTAGTACTTTTTGTCTTGCCTCAGTCTCAAGCTGATTGAGCTTCCTTCTCCAAGCTTCTGGGTCTTCAAATTTCAAATCATCCAGTTCCTGCTTCTGTTCTGGAGTTAGCTCTAGTTCAACTTTAGAAGTTAATAACTCCTGCAGTTTCTGGGTTTTTATCTCAAACTCTTTAGCCTTAGCAGTAGCAGAAGCTAAGGCAGCTTGAGCATCTCTTCTACGTTTTTCTGCTACTATCGCAAACTGCAGTTCTTGTGGTAGCTCTTTAATATTGTCTGGCATTTCCCAAACATTCTTTTCTTTGTTAAAAGTCATTTTACTGACATACTGATTAACAACCGTATCAATAGGTTGTTCTTTAGACTCAACTTGCTCTTGAGTCTCATCAGTAGCAGCAGGAATTTCTAACTCTTCCCCTGGTATACTGTTTTTAAAATTTTCCATAAAGCCTCCGGTAAATGATTTTTATACAAACATTCATAATATAATATAATGTGTTAAAAAAACTATGTAAATATTTTTTATTTGTGTTATATTATTTAATACAGGATAAATATTTAAGGAGGACAAATGAGCAACGAGAACAAAATCTATCAAGAGCAGAGAATAATTAGGTCTTTTTCAGTAAAAAATTCAGATTACTTTGGCAAAGCTGTAATATTTAAGCTAGACAAGTACTGTGAAGTCTATAGTGCTAATCGAAGCCAAATTATAGTAAAAGCTTTGCACGAATATTTAGAAAAGAGGTGGAATAATGAACTTGAAAACAGCAAATAAAATACTCGAAGATTTAAAAAATGGCAAAACTATACAAAATATTGTTCAAGAATACCGTGTGCCATACTCTGCGGTTAAAGAAATTGAATCTAAACTATCCCAACCTGTTAAAGTTGAGGAAATTGAGACTGAAGTCCAAAAATTAACAGTAGAAAATAAACTATCAGATAAAATGGAAACAACAGCTAATGCTATTATTGACAAAATAAACCGTATGATTGAGTTTGATATGGACCCCAAAGAAATCAAAGCCTTGGCGGACTGTATCACATCAATCCAAAATGCTTTTTTTAATAAACAAAACCCACTTGTGTTAAACCAAGTGAATACTGTATTAAGTGATAAAGAAGTTGTCAAATTCAGAGCTCTTCTTAAGGACTAATTATGAGCTTCATTTTAATTATTTGCAGCATTTATCTATTATATCACCATTTTTATATAACAGGACTTATTATGCTTTTCATAGCATTAAATATGGAGGACTAAATGTGGCAACTGTCTATATCTCGAGACCAATTTTGTGAATTATACCCAAATTTTCACAATCCAGATATTTTCGAAAAACCTTTCAAATCAGACTCCGATTTTATCGAAAATTATTTAGCTTCAAAATTATGGAGACTAAATAACCTATACACTATTATTGATAAATATGGTAGACTTCTTAAATTCAAAATGAATCCAGTTCAGCATTTAGTTTATGCAGAGCTTTTAAAACATCCAAGACTTATTATTCTCAAATCAAGACAGCACGGTATATCTACATTAATGCTTATTAACTTTTTCGATGATGCTCTTTTTATACCTAACCTAAATATAGGCCTTATGGCCCAAGGTACTGACGAAGCTAGCAAACTTCTCGAAAGAGTCAAAATTGCTTGGGATGAGTTAAATCCTGTGATTAAAGATTTTCTCAAGCTTGATACTGACAAAAACAATACTAAAGCTTTTGCTTTCAATAATAACTCTAATATATTTATCAGAGTATCATTCAGGTCAGCTACTCTACACCGCTTACACATTTCAGAGCTCGGCAAAATCGCTTCTAAATATCCTGAGCGAATTACAGAAACTAAGAAAGGTACTCTTCAGGCCATTGCTCCAGGCAACCCAGTAGTTATCGAGTCAACAGCTGAGGGAGATAATGCTTTTAAAGAAATGTGGTTCCAAGCTCGTGACCTAAAACAATACTCACTTATGGACTTCAAGCCGATATTCCTTGGTTGGACTCTTGACCGTGATTGTATATCATCTGCTGATGAGTACATATCACCTAAACACGCAGAATATTTCGAGAAACTAGCTCTAGAGCATAACATCAAACTAACTCAAGAACAAAAGAACTTTTGGGTTCAGAAATACCGAGAGCTTGGTGATGATATTTATTCTGAGTACCCTACCACAGATGAGGAAGCCTTTACAGTATCCAAGGATGGAACTTACTGGGCCCGTCTGTATAGACAGCATGTTATTAAGAAAGACAGAGAGATTGACGGACTGTTCGACCCTAACTTAGGAGTCCAAGTCAGCTATGATTTAGGTATAGATGACATTATGGTTATGTGCTTTTTTCAATACTATAAAAATGAGTACAGAATTATTGACGAATATTATGCAGAAGGCGAAAGCCTCGAGCATTATGTCAAAACTATGTATGAAATGTATGAGAACATAACTAATATAATATTACCACACGACGTTAAAGTTAGGGAGTTAAGTAGTGGCCGAAGTCGTTTAGATTTAATAAGAGGACTTGGAGTTAAGAATATAACTGTTCTACCTAGGTCTAACTTAGCTGATGGTATAGAAGCAGTAAGGGCTATATTACCTAAATTGTGGATTGATAAGAAATGTGAGTATCTTAGAGCGTGCTTTCTTAATTATTCTAAAGCTTGGGATGAAAGATTAGGAACTTGGAAACAAAAACCCTTACATAACTACTATTCTCATGGAGCTGATGCTATACGTTATATGGTATCTGGAATAAATAAGAGCCAAGAAAAGGCAGAAGACAAACTAAGATATAAGCAAGTATTCGACGGTTTGGCGTTATAGGTTGTTATAGTCCAGTAATAAATTTAATACAATATTTACAAAACCCGGTAGGAAATTTTTTCTACTGGGTATTTTTCTGGTAATTACTATTAAATTTATTACACTACCAAAACATGCAGTTATTACACTACCAAACACGCAATTATTAAATTTATTACACTACCAAAACCCGGCGCACAAACTATGCCGGTGTCATATGTAAATATAAAAGGCTAGGCCGGCATATACCCCCCCAGAACGCCGGCGCTGTTTAGCAAAATTTTATAATATTATCTCATAAGTAATGAATTTCTAACATAACCTTAGTAAAACATTATCTCACTTCTGCTAAGCCTGCCACTCACTACAAACAAAACTATATATTATTTTAAATGAACCGCGCTCATCATTATTATGACAGCATCTTGTTATAAATGAGCTGCAGTTCGTTATAAACTAAATAATGTTTTAAGAAAGCCGAGCACTCATTCGTTATAAACTAAATAATGTTTTAAGAAAGCCGAGCACTCATTCGTTATAAACTAAATAATGTTTTAAGAAAGCCGAGCACTCATTCGTTATAAACTAATATTTTGTTAGTATTGCGTTGGAAGTTCAGTAAAAGCAAAACACTGCCTCCGTGCCTATGAATTACCGTTCAGTAAAACTATAACTAGTGTTCTGTTAGTATTGCGTTGGAAGTTCAGTAAAACTATAACTAATGTTCTGTTGGTATTGCATTGGAAGTTCAGTAAAACTATAACTAGTGTTCTGTTGGTATTGAGCAGATTGCCGGCAAAACTATAACTAATGTTCTGTTAGTATTGCGTTGGAAGTTCAGTAAAAGCAAAACACTGCCTCCGTGCCTATGAATTACCGTTCAGTAAAACTATAACTAATGTTCTGTTAGTATTGTGTTGGAAGTTCA